GTCACAAACATTCTGTGATGGTGAACAGTGGATCATCTGCTAACCTAGTGATGATTGCTGCACTGAAGAAGTACTTTGACTGGCAAGATGGTGATGAGATATTAGTGTGTGCTTGTGGTTTCCCTACTACTATCAATCCTATAATTCAGAATGGATTGAAACCTGTCTTTGTAGATATAAACATGGATGATCTCAATTGGGATCTTGACATGCTTGAGTCTAAGATTACTGATAGGACAGTTGCTGCTTTTAGTTCACCCGTCCTTGGAAATCCCTATGACTTTGATAAGTTCCTTGACATTGTTGATAGGCATGGACTTAAGTACATCGCTGACAACTGTGATTCCCTTGGAAGCAAATGGAGAGATGAGTTTCTCACCAAACATGCCGTCGCATCTTCTTGTTCTTTTTATCCAGCACATCATATCACTACTATTGAAGGTGGAATGGTGTCCTCTGACATCGAAGAGGTGGTTCAGATCGCTAGATCTTATGCCTGGTGGGGTCGTGGTTGCTTTTGTGTAGGATCCCAGAATAAATTGCCCAACGGTGTCTGTAACAATAGGTTTGATCGTTGGTTGGAAGGGTATGACAAGGATGTCGATCATAAGTATGTCTTTGGAGTCCAAGGATACAATCTCAAACCTGCTGACTTGCAGGGGTCTATCGGTCTTGTACAATTGAAGAAGCAAGATGAGATACATTATGTCCGTCGTTTGAACAAAGGAGCTCTGCATCAAGTCTTCATGCAGATACCTGGTTGCAGGGTTGTTGAAGAAAAAGATCATGCAGAAACTTCATGGTTCGGTTGCCCCATTATCTATGAGGGCGGTAAACACCACCTCGTAAAATACCTAGAGAGTAAAGGTGTGCAGACTAGAAATTATTTTGCAGGTAACATTCTAATGCACCCTGCCTACAAGCATCTTGAACCTGCATCTAACTATCCTAATGCATCAAGTGTGTTAGATAATGTATTTTTCTTAGGAACATCTCCCGTTATTACAGTTCCTATGCTAGACTACATACATGATATTGTAGAAAACTATTCAAAAGAACTTACAAATGACTGATACTCGCAAAAAAACTGCTCTCGTATTGGGTGCAGGTGGATTCATTGGTGGTCACATGGTAGACCGTTTGAAAGGTGAAGGGTATTGGGTTAGAGGTGTTGACTTGAAACATCCAGAGTTCGGTACTTCATCTGCTGATGAATTTGTTACTGGAGACTTACGTGATGTAGACTTTGTACGTAGATGTTTAGAATTTAAGGGAACATTCCCTAATTTTTATAACGAAGTTCCTTACAGATACATTCTTCCATTCCATGAGATATATCAGTTTGCTGCTGACATGGGTGGTGCAGGGTTTGTATTCACTGGTGAGAATGATGCTGAGATTATGCATAACTCTTGTCAGATAAACTTGAATGTATTAGAAGAACAAAGGAAGTTGAATGAAACCTTTGATGGTGTAAAGAAAGATTGGACAGAGTGTAACAGACCTAAGTTAGATTGGCAGACAAAGATATTCTATTCTGGATCAGCATGTATGTATCCAGAACATAACCAACTTGATCCCAACAACCCTAACTGCCGTGAAGACTCCGCTTACCCTGCTGCACCTGATTCCGAATACGGATGGGAAAAACTCTTTTCGGAGAGGTTATATCTCGCTTACAATCGTAACCATGGTATTCCTGTTAGGATTGCTCGTTACCATAACATCTTCGGACCTAAAGGAACATGGAAAGGAGGAAGAGAAAAAGCCCCTGCTGCCATCTGTAGAAAGGTTGCATATGCAGACACCCTAGATTCTATTGATGTGTGGGGTGATGGAAGACAAACAAGATCTTTCCTTTATATTGATGAGTGTATTGAAGCAACTAGGACAATGATGAAGGGTGACTTTATAGGACCAGTAAATATTGGGTCGGAAGAAATGGTTACCATCAATGAACTAGTGGATATCGTTGCTACGGTTGCTAAAAAATCTATTCAAAAAAATCATATAGATGGTCCTCTAGGTGTTCGTGGACGTAACTCTGACAACACACTTATAAAAGATAAACTTGGTTGGACTTATGAGCAACCATTAGAAGTAGGTATTCGTAGAACATATAACTGGATCATGGGAGAGATTGCTAAGGATTTATATCCTGTTGATAGTGATAAAGATGTTACTGGCAAACCTTATCTTGCTTATGGCAACTGTGCAAAATGACACTCAAACTATCACATTGGTATGGTAGGTTAGGTAACAACATTCAGCAATGTGCTTTAGGCACACTCATTGCTAGAAATATTGGTGGCACATTTGAACAATCATTAGATCATGAAATTATCAAGAAACACCAGACATCGTTTGGAAATAGCACTGAGCAAACGTCGTCAAAGTTTTTTTACTATGAAGGACCAAATCAAGAAATTGATTTACCTATCTACCAAATTCGCACACAAATTCGTAACATTTGTACGAGTTTTATATACCCACATCTCCAGACACCGAGAGTGGATGTACCTGACGATTGCATTGTTATTCACATTCGTAGTGGAGATGTATTTGACAAAAGGGTGGCTAACCCTGATCAATATGTCCCTGCTCCTTATGATTATTATAGGCAATTACTTGACCAATTTGAATCGGCAATCGTAGTAACAGAACCAGATAATTATAACCCTATAGTAAGTGAATTACGATGGAACTCTAAGGTTACTGTTCAGTCTGAGAGTGTGGCACAAGATTTTGGTACACTTCTAAGTGCAAAAAACATTGCCAGTTCAGGTGTAGGAACCTTTGCTGTTGCTGCTGGATTGTGTAGTAGAAATATTGAAAAGTTTTATTGTACCAATCTGCATATAACAGAGCATTTGAATTGGAAAATGCTTTTGGGTGGTGATATAGAAGTAAATATGTTAGACTTACCTAACTACATCAAACCTGGTGAATGGGAAAACACTGATGAGCAAAGACAGTTCCTCTTTAGTTACAAGATATAAGTTACTACCTAAGATGGTAGATAATATAGAAGAGGTATGCTATAAATTACCTTACTTCTATTTCAAGGACTGTGCTTATGGTAATGAGGATCCTTATGGTATGAGGAAGGAGATGAATCCTTACTTCTCCTCTTCTCTTTTACTTGACGGAAAGATATCAGAGCATTTCATGATGTTCCCTTGGAATGATATAGGTAGAATGATAGGTCTTCCTAATAATAAAATGTTTAGAGCACATATGACATTGCAGTATCCCAAACCCCATAGGGAAGGTATACCTCACAATGCACATGTAGATAAACCAGGTAAAAAACATTGGGTTGGTTTGTATTATCCTAATGATAGTGATGGAGATACTTTTTTCTTTGACAATGATCTAAATGTAATACATAGAGAACCACCTGAACGTGGTAAAATTATACTCTTTGATGGTAGTACCTACCATTCAAGTTCTTCTCCTACTAAGGAGGTTCGTTTCTCATTGAATATAAACTATGAATATAATTGATGGTCCTTCAATTGCTAACCTATGTGATTATGATTTTGGTGATCAAGCAGGATGTCTAGGTGGTGTGCCTGACGCTTTCATGGAAGATGTGAATGAGGGTAACACACATTTCCTAAAAGCTGTGAATGGACATGAGTATATGACTTTGTTCATTGATAATATTAGATTGTATAAGAGACCTATCAAATGTGGTACTCCTCATGATCAAGAGAGAGTAAATCATATGATGGAGAGAGATGATCTACTTCATTTACTTGCTGAGATATCATTGTTCAAACAGACTAAGTTTATTATCTTCTGTAGTAATGAGGACACACCTATCACAGATGATATCCATATTCATATACCACCTAATGTTTTAGCAATCCATGCAGCAAATGCTATTGGATTTGGCGGTAAGGTACATCCATTGCCTTATGGTGTACAAAGAAAATTACATCCATGTGATGTTAGGATTGATCAGATGCATAAAGCAATGAGAGATGATCCAAAACCAACTAAGTTGTTGTATATCAATCATGCAGAGCATACTAATCTAAGTGAACGTGGTAATATAAGAGAGATGTTTGAGAGTAAATCCTTTGCCACTATAAGTCCACGAGTAGATTACTCTGAGTATTGTAGACAGATACAAGCACATAAGTTTATGATATGTCCTGAAGGTAATGCTGTAGATTGTCATCGGAACTGGGAGGTTTTGTTACTAAAACGTGTACCTATAATGAAAAAGAATTCCTACCTACAAGAGTGTTATAAAGATTATCCTATACTATGGGTTGATGATTATGCTGATGTCAATAAGACTATGCTTGCAGAACATGATGATTTGTTTATAAAATCTAGAAATTTAGATGAGAATCTGTTAGACTTGTATACAGTGTTCAATAGGGCGGTAAACCATGCTAAAAATACCTGAAGTTACCCTATTAATACTGGCAGATTTAGACCTTCCAGATGCAGTCTACGCAATAAATAAATCATGTGAGTCTATTGAATGGGGTGCTGCCAAATTTCTTGGTAGTAAAAAACCTGATGGTTTATGTGATCAGGTTGTCTATGAAAAAACTTATCCTATTCAAAGCATCAATGATTTCAATTTTTATTGTTTATATAACCTTAGCAATCATATTCAGTCCTCGCACTGCCTTCTTATCCATCCTGACGGTTATGTTATTCGACCTCACCTTTGGGATAGTTCGTGGTTACAGTACGACTACATCGGAGCACCGTGGAGAGATGACCCAACAGCGTACCTCGACCCGTGGGGCAAGAACCAACGAGTTGGCAATGGGGGATTTTCCTTACGCTCCAAAAAGTTACTCGATGTCCCCAGTAAAGTCACCGTCCCTTGGGAAGTAAACGAAGGTACATTTTATAAGCATCAGAATGCTGGACTATATAATGAGGATGGGAACATATGCTGCCACAACAGACACATCTTCACGGAACAAGGATGTGTGTATGCTCCCGTCCAGGTAGCGGCTCACTTCAGTAAAGAGGTAGAGTGTCCTGAACATAAAGGTATTGAAACCTTTGGATTCCATTATCATTTTCAAGATATACGATGAAACCAGCGAAAATATATCCACTATGGTGGAACCCTTGGGGTGATCAAGGATTGGATTTTGATTGTAAGGTCAGTATTTCTATTGACAATCTTACATACGATAAGGATGCAGACTATAAGATATTATTTCTAGCAG